GGAAGTAGATGAAGCATTCGCAAGAATAGTTGCAGACTTGGAAGCTGAAATGGCATGGGAGAAGGAACACGGTTGTGCGATGAAATCAAAGTCTTTCAGCGAAGGTAGATTATCAGGTTTAGCAACAGCAAAACGTATTACATGCATAATAGCAAGACGATACGAAAGAGAACATGCAGATGACTTAAAATAGAGAAAAGTTGAAGTATTAAAAGGAGGTGGTAGATATGGCGAAACAAGTCACCAAAGAAGTCCCACCAATATATTATGACTTCATGTTTGATTGGTTGTACAAGACATATCTATGCATCGGAGGATATGGAAGTGGTAAGAGCTACCAGATAGCAACCAAGATACACTTGAAGTTATTAAGTGAGAAGAGAAAGGCACTTGTAGTCAGAGAAGTATTCGATACGTTACCTGAAAGTTGTTTCGATTTGTTTTGTGAGATACTTCAGGACATGGATATGTATACAGATGATGTAAGCGAGTGGAGAAGAAATCCACACTTAGTATTATGTACACGTTCACCATTACGAATCAGATATCACAATGGTTCAGTAATAATATTCAAAGGTATGGACAAACCGGCAAAAGTAAAATCTATCAACGGTGTCAGTATTGTGTGGCTAGAAGAGTGCTCAGAAATTAAGTACGATGGCTACAAAGAGTTACTTGGTCGTTTAAGAACACCGAATGTAAGTCTGCACTTTATATTGTCATGTAATCCTATCGGTAGAGAGAATTGGGTATACAGACATTTCTTCAAAAAGATGGATGATGATGGAAATGAGACAACGATAGTAGATGAAGAGGAACTGTATGAAAAGAAATTCTTAGTACACAAGAATACTTACTACATGCACACAATACCGGAAGACAACATCTTCCTACCAAAAGAGTATTTGAAGACACTTGATGAGATAAGGGACTTTGATGAGCCATTATGGAGAGTTGCTAAGTTAGGACGTTTTGGTGCCAATGGCACAAGAGTACTTCCTCAGTTGGTTGTAGCATCCAGTCCTAAGATGTTCAAGACAGCAATTGAGATGTTAGGAGACGAGAACAAGTACTTTGGATTTGACTTTGGTTTTGAAGAGTCATACAATGCTGTGTTAAGTATGGCAGTAGATTCGAAACATGGTATTCTGTACATATATGATGAAATATACATCAATCATGTAACAGACGATAAGATGGCTAATTTAGAGGAAATGCAAAAGCTAAAAGACAGACTTGATGACATGGCAGAACGAGGTATTGAGAAAACGATTGTGGCAGATAATGAAGACCCAAAAGCAATTGCCTACTATCGTCAATGTGGTTTCAAAATAAGAGCATGTAGGAACAAGTTTGCCGGTAGCCGATTATCTAATACTAGAAAGATAAAACGATTCAAAAAGATTATCGTAAGTCCGAAGTGTAAGAACACAATCAGAGAGTTGAGAGACTTGACATATAAGAAGGATAGCAAAGGAAATGTAATCTACGATGAGTTCAATATTGACCCTCATACATTCAGTGCTATATGGTATGGCTTAGATACTGTTACGGTTGCAGATGTAAAACATGCTATTCGAAATAGTAGAGCGGGTTAATAGGAGGCAATAATGGATAAGAGATTACAAGAAGTTGGAAAACAGTTAGGAGCCAATGAAGTATTGTTACAATTGGCAGAAGAGTGTGCGGAATTATCTCAGGCGTGTCTGAAGATGGTAAGAGCAAACAAAGGATTGACACCAAAGGGTATTGGTGAATGCAAAGATAGCCTGACAGAAGAATTGAGTGATGTCAAGATGTGTATGGAACTTATTGAGAGTTTGGTTCCTGGTATACAAGCAAGACAACAATTCTACAGAGAGTACAAAACAGAACGATGGCACACAAGGACATTTGAAGGTCAAGACAAAGCGTAACACAAATATACTTGAACACAGAAAGCAGAGATAACGTGATATTTGAGCCGGAGAGGTGGAGACAGTGTATAAAAATTTATAAAAACAGTTGATAAATTAAACAAAATGGCGTATAATAAAGTATAACTTAATAAAGGAGGTAGTAGCTATGGAAATCAACACAATCTTAGCAATTTTACTTATTGCATTTTTTGTAGCGGTTTTATTTGGTGGGTTGTATCTGTATCTTAAAGATAAGACATTAGCTGAAATCAGAGCTGATGTATATCAGTTGTTCTTGGTAGCAGAACATAACCCTGAGTTCACCAAAGCCGGTAAGCAGAAGATGAAATGGGTACTGAGCAAGGCAAGAGGCCTTTTACCGAATTGGGCACAGTTGCTTATTACAGATGCTTGTTTGGAAAAAGTAGTGCAAGCATGGTTCGATGCCGTGAAAGATTTATTAGATGATGGCAAGTTGAATAGTACAAGCAACGAGGAATAGGACATGGCACAAGAACAGTTCATTAAAGAATTTGCTGGTTATGTCCAGAAGTGGGCTCGTGTATATGGTATCCTAGTACATAGCCCTATTATTGCACAAGGTATCCTGGAAAGTGCTTCAGGTACATCAAACAAAGTTAAGGTCGTCAAAGAAGATGGTACAATCGAATGGCGACACAATTACTTAGGTTTAAAATGGAGAAATAATAGACTCCAAATTACAAATGAGTATTTCGAAGAAGGAACATCAGAACAACGTGGCGATGGCAAGTACGATGATATCGTTGATAAGTTCTTCAAATTCAATAGTATGGAAGAATGTGTGATTGGTTATTTCCAGTTCGTTAACAATTCCAATTATGCTAACTTGAAAGGAGTAACCGACCCGTATCAATACTTGGTCAACATCAAAGCAGACAAATATGCGACGTCACATGGCTATGTTGAAAATGTGTACAACGTCATTAAAAAGTACAATTTAGAACAATACGACAATATGGAGGAGGTAGAGAGTATGGGTTATACAAACAGCCCGTTAGTGGATTGCACATTGTTGAGTCCAAATCACAGTGGCACACGAACTCACAAGATTGACCGAATTACACCTCATTGTGTAGTGGGCCAGTTGTCAGCAGAAAGTATTGGTGGCTGCTTCGACGAGGTAAGTAGACAAGCAAGTTGTAATTACGGTATCGGAAAAGATGGCCGTGTATGTTTGGTTGTTGAAGAACGAAATCGTAGTTGGTGTTCAAGTAGCAGAGAGAATGACCAAAGAGCAATCACAATTGAATGTGCATCAGATAAAGTTGCACCATACGCCATGAATGATGCGGTGTATAACAAACTGATTGAACTTTGTGTCGATATCTGTAAAAGGAATGGCAAGACTAAATTGCTTTGGTTCGCTGATAAGGTAAAGTCATTAAATTACACACCGGCAGATAACGAAATGGTATTTACTGTTCATCGTTGGTTTGCCAATAAGGGTTGTCCTGGAGATTGGTTGTATAATCGTCTTGATGAAGTAGCGGCAGAAGTTACAAAGAGACTCAATCCTACAACAACCAATGACGAAGAGGTATTGTACAAAGTTCAGGTTGGAGCTTTTTCAATAAAAGCAAATGCGGAAGAACGACTTGCAAAAGTAAAAGCCGCTGGATTTAGCGATGCTTTTATTGCTACGGTAAAAGTAACGAAGTAATGGAGGAAACAAGATGGCTATGAGAGCAAAGGTTGTACAGTTAGTACAGCAGACATTAGAACATCCGTTTGAATGTATCATGGAAATTTCAAAGTATGTAATTTGGAACTATACATTGGGTGTTCCATATAGCCACATTTGGACTTCGTATATAGCAAATAAAGGGGGCTTGACAGATAGTCAGGCTCCATTTACTGCTAGTTGCGACAAGGGTGCAAATTGGTTCAGAAGAAGAAAGCGTTATAAGTTAGGTCAGGCATACGGTGGTGATTACGTCCCATGTCCGGGCGATTACATTTATTGTTCAACGACCTACGAGCAGGTAGATGCCACAGATGTTGGAATTGTACTAGAAAGCGATGGAACATTGGTCAAATTCGTTTATTGGGAAGACGGATGTCCTAAAATAGCAGAATGGTACAATCACAGCTTACTTATTATTGGTTATGGTATTCCTGAATACGAGGACGTAGCCAAAATTGAAATGCCAGTATTGGCAACTAAAGGAAGTGGAGTAGCAATCATTGGCGAAGAGTGTTACGTACACCTTGGCCCAAACGGAGAGACCGGACGTATCGGTACGTTAAAGAAAGGCCATGCCGTAGAAGTATTAGAAATGCAATCAAATGGTTGGTTGAAAGTTGTTTGGGGTCTATCCCCTAGTGGATATGGTTTTATCGATGATGTAAAATTTGTACACAAAGTTGTCAAAGACGAAATTCCATATCAGCCATACAATGGATTTGTTATTGGAGACAAAGTACAGTTCAAAGGTGGTAAGTTATACAAGCAATCGAATATAAAAGGCAAGTCAAAAGTGGTTGGCCCTTTTATTGGTAAGATTACTGGTGTTATTGGAATGATGTATCACTTGGAAGATGGCAAAAGAAAAGGTTGGGTTGCAAAAAACAATGTTGACTTCATTCCGGTGTTAGGCTATAATAAGTGCAAAGGGGAAATCTCAATGGACAAATCGTGTTTAAGAATTGGTCCAGGCAAAGAGTTCACCAAAGTACAAAAGTGGCCACAGATGGCAAAAGGCAATATTGTCGATGTATTAGGAATTGACACAGATAGCGAAGATGACAGATGGGCATTGATTGTTATTGGTGGTGTTAAAGGATATGTCGAAGAATGTTGCATCAACTATATTATCGAAGCATAGGAGGTAATGAAGATGGGCGGTTTCACAGACACCCAAAAGGTGGCCGAGGCTACAAACGGTCAGAACGATAACGTATCGGTCTTGACTGCTTCTAACAAAATACCGTACGCTTTGATTAACAGTGAGGTAGATGGTGGTACAACTGAAATCTTTTCAGAGTTCAAGCAGATTGCTGAATTTTATAAGGTTTACAAAAAGGGTATCAAGTTTGCCGCAGAGGGTACTGGAGGACATTACGTTGCCGCTCAGCTTCGTTATAAGAAAGTTGCAACACTCATCAATAAAGAGGCAAGGTTCTTATTTGGTGGTACTCCGGATATCAAAATCGAAGCCGATGGTGATGTTGGTAAAATCACAGAAGACGCAAAAGCACAATTGACTACGTTACAGAACTTAATTGATAAGGTACTGGAAACAAACAAGTTCGAAAGCATCTTATTAAAAGGTGCAAAAGATTGCTTTATTGCTAAACGAGTTGCCTTGATGGCAAACTTCAATGAGGATTATGGTGTAACACTCCAATTTATCCCAGCATTGAACTTTATCTATGAGACAAGGTTTGACAATGCAGAAGTACTTACAAAGTTCGTCAGCTTTACAACTGTAAAGGATAGAAAGAACCTTGCTGAGAAACGAATCTTCAAAAAGAAGTTCGTTCTGGAAACAGTAACAGATGAAGAAACTGACGAAGTAAAAGATGTATGTTATCTCGAAGAGGTCGTCTATGATGGAGCCGGTAGAGAGATTGAAGTTGTTACAGAATATCAACCAACGTTATTAGACCGTATCCCAGTTGCAGTAATCATCAACGATGGTTTAACTGGTGAAGTTTCTGGCGAAAGTGAAGTAGAGGCTTTAAAAGACTACGAACAGTGGTATTCCAAATTATCAAGTGCGGACATTGATGCTGGTCGAAAAGGAATGAATGGTATCAAGTATGCAATTGATATGACACGTCAGTCTACAAAAGGTCTGAGTACTTCCCCTGGTTCGTTCTGGGATTTAACTTCTGACCAGAACTTAGACAAGCCAAATCCTTCAGTCGGAGTTCTTGAAAACAGTATGAACTATTCTGGTGCATTGGATACAACACTGAGACGCATTCGTGCTTCAATGTATGAAGAGATTGATGTACCTGATGTAACATTGGAAAACATTCAGGGCATCGTTACAAGTGGTAAAGCTATGAAGTGTTTGTATTGGCCTTTGATTGTTCGTTGTGGTGAAAAGATGAAAGTATGGGGTCCGGCAATTAAATACATAATTGACGTAATCATTCGAGGGGCTATGGTTTATCCAAACTGTATTAAGAAATATACAGATGATATTATCAACCCAGTAGATTATGAAATTGATGTAGTGCAGAACTATCCACTTCCAGAAGACGAACAGGAAGAAAAGGAAATGGACCTTGCAGAAGTAGCTCAGAAGACAATGAGTTTAAAAACTTATATGAAGAAGTGGCGTAATCTTACTGACCACGAGGTTGAAGAAGAGTTACAGCAGATTGCTTATGAAGCATCTTTACTTGAGGGTGCTAACATTGAAGGTTCTGAAACGCCATCTGATAATTATGGTTCTGATGGTGAAGGACGTAATACAGATATTGCGGATGGGAAACCCCTTGGGGACGAAAATCCAGACGATTCTGAATTAGATGATGATAATCTCGATATAGAATAAAATCCTCTCTAAAACAAAAATAAACCGGTACAAGGCGATGGATATTTTGGAAAATATTTGAAAAGTTTCAGAATATCTGTTGCCAATTCCTGGTTTATGCTGTAAGATATAATCATAAGGTCGAGCAAGACTTTAAATACAAAGTTAGCCTAGAAGGGCAAAAAGATGGATTGGATGACAGTATACGAACAATTTACTAATATCGTAGATGAATGCTTCCCAAACGAAGATGAAATTGAAACTAAAGTGAAAGAGCTTTATTTAGAACACAAAGGCGAACCTAGTTGGGACGAAGCGTGGAGAAGATGGAACGAAGATGTAGAGTAATAAAATAACGACTTACCAAGGCGGAGGCAACCCCTCCCCTTGAAGTTGTTTAAGGAGGTGTTTGAGTTGCCAGTCCTTAGTTTGAAAGATTCAGAAACTGCAAGGAATGCAATCACGAAACAACAGCAAAAGCAAATAAAAAAGTTATATCGTGATGTTGCAAAAGACATTGCAAAAGAGGCTAAATCCTTGAAGAGTAAAACCAATATTTCCTCCATTATGAGGACACAGTATCTGCAAACTCTTGAAAAGCAGATTGCTGTTGAGGTGAGCAAGATTAGCACAGAGTTGCATAAGATAACCAAAGACGGAATACAAGGTGTTGCTGAGGCAACTACCAAAGAGACGTTGCAATGGTTGTCAAAGTTAGGTTTCCAGACCAAAGGTTTATTAAGCAATGTTCCAGCTAATGTGGTTCGTAATATTGCTACCGGTCAAGTTTATACCACCGGATGGAGCCTATCACAAAGGATTTGGGGTATCGAACAAAAGACACTCCAAGACATTCATACAGTTATTGCAAAAGGGGTTGCAAAGAATGCTTCGGTGTATGAGATAGCAAAAGACTTAGAGAAGTATGTAGACCCAAGTGCGGCAAAGAAATGGGATTGGAATAAGGTTTACCCAGGCACCAGTCGCAAGGTTGATTACAATGCTCAGCGTCTTGCACGAACTCTAACACAACATGCATTCCAGCAAGCGACAAAAGAATGTAATGACCCGAACCCATTCATCGACGGTTATATTTGGCATAGTGCAATGATACATGGTAGAACTTGTAGCACTTGTATGGACCGCGATGGACAGTTCTTCACAAAAGAGGAAGTACCAATGGACCATCCTCAAGGGTTGTGTACAATCTTACCTTATGTTGGTAAAGATTTATCGTTTGTTGCAAATCAGATTGCAGACTGGACGGAAGCACCAGAAGGGACCTACCCTGATATTGACCAATTTTGGGAATATCTGAAAAGGAATTAAAAGGAGAGAATGCTTATGCAAATCAAAGTTGAATGCAGTAATTGCAAAAAAGAGTTCACCGTTGGTGGAGAAGTAGTTGAAGCCTTACAGAGAGACGTTCAGAATCGTGATGATGGCAAAATTGTTACCATTACATATTTCCATTGTCCAGAATGTAATGCTGAGCACATCGTACAGTTGGATGATGATTATTCAAAAGACCTTTTAGAACAGACAATCGCAATGTTGAAAAGCAAAGTGATGTTCTCAAGAGCTGGTAAAAAGGTTACGAACAAAATGAAGAAAGAATTCAAACAGAAGAGAGCTTTACTGACAGAGTATCGCAATGGTCTGATGACAAA